GCTTCGCAGCTGGCTGCCATCCAGGAGTTTGGCGGGTCCGAGGAGTACGCGCGGATCACATCGAATAAGTGCCGAGTCGCAGAAGCGTGGATACGGGATGTATTCATCGGGCAGACAGAGAAGCCCTGGACGCTGGCGCCCACACCTAAACCCGATTTGACTGAAGACTCGATGTTGAATGTGCGACAGCAGATCGCTCAGGAATTTGCAGCCATGTTCGCAGCAACCGGTATGCCCCCATCTGCAACAGTGATGCAAGAGCGCACGTCACAGTTGGCACAGGCAGAGCAGGAGCGGGTTACTGAAGTCGCGCGCGTCGCGGCAGCCAACATGGAACGCACAATGCAAGACCAGCTGGTTCAAGGCGGTTGGACAGAGTCGATGGGTGAATTCATCAGCGACATGGTTACATACCCTGCGGCGCACTTTCGTGGGCCGGTCCTGCGAAAAGCAAAGCAGCTTAAATGGGGAGGCTCTGGTGGAACGTGGGCGCCGGTAGCTGAAGACGCTGTTGTTTCAGAGTTTGACCGGATGGAGCCGTTCAGGTGCTATCCGTCGCCAGGAGCCACTTCCCCCCAGGACGGATTCTTCATTTACACGCCGTCGCTCACACGCGGAGACCTGTACGCCATGATCGGAATCGAAGGCTTCGACGAAAAGGCTATACGTGAGGTTTTGGAAGAGCATGGGCGTGGGGGGCTTACCGACTGGACGACCCAGTATGCGCAGAGCGTGCAGGCGACTGCGAATGGAGAACAGGTAAAGACATCAAGCTCAGCCAACGTCACCATCGACGCGATTGAGTATCTTGGGCCGGTACAAGGCCGACAACTGGTTGAGTGGGGCATGAGCCCTGCCGAGATCAAGGACCCGGACGAAGAGTACGAGGCATGTGTGTGGATGATCGGGCGCTGGGTCATCAAGGCACATCTCAACTACGACCCGCTTGGTCGGCGAAACGTCTACAAGCGCAGCTACGAAGAACTCCCAGGTGCGTACTGGGGGTTCGGGTTGGTGGACATTCTCGAAGACATGCAGGGTATTGCGAATGCCGGACTGCGTGCGATGGTCAATAACATGGCTTTCTCAGCTGGACCGCAGATAGGCATAAACGTAGACAGGCTGCCGCCCGGCGAAGAGATCACAAAAATGCACCCGCTGAAGATATGGCAGTTCAACGAGAGCCAGGTCAATTCCAACACTAAGTCGATTGAGTTCTTTCAACCTGAGTCGAGAGCTAATGATCTACTCGCGGTTATTGAGAAGGCGTATCAGTTCGCTGACGACTTCAGCCTGATACCCCGCTGGATGGCCTCTGGGTCGGGCAGCGAGCGCACTGCATCAGGCATGTCCATGAAGATGGATGCGGCCAACAAGGGGCTGAAGGGTGTAGTGTCAAACATCGATATGTTCATGTCGCAGATGCTCGAAGCACTGTTCAATTACAACATGCTGTTCAATCCCGACCCATCGATCAAAGGTGATGCGAAAGTTGTCGCGCGCGGCGCAGTATCCCTGATGCAGCTTGAGACTCTACAGCTGCGCAGAAATGAGTTCCTGGTTGCCACAGCCAATCCGTTCGATTCTCAGATCGTGGGTCTGGAAGGCCGGGCAGAGATACTCAGGGAGACTGCGAAGGGTTTGCAGCTTGACATCAACAGGGTTGTTCCGCCGCGCGGGTCACTAGCACAGCAGTCGCCGGCGAGCGCACAGCCGGGAAACCAGCCTCAACAGACATCTCTCGGTAGCGGGCAGGAGTTGTCGAATGGAGCGGCTGTCACGGACAGCTTCAGCAAAAATAGTATGACCCCGCAGTAAGTGACCGCTATTGTTTTTTAACCGAAAGGAGAATATTATGGCTGCAACAAAGAAGTTACCGCCTTGGCTTGATAAAGGCGCAGATGTAAAAACCCTGAAAAAAGGGGCCAAGAAGTCCGAGAAAATGGTGTCTATGAAAATGGGTGCAGAGAAGTTCAAAAAAGTCAGCAAGAAGTAACAAAAGAAAAGCTAACCACAAAGGAGAACTAAAATGGCAAAACGTGAACAGTTGATAGTAAACCAGATCATGAACAAAGATGGCAAGGTCATCGAACCAGCTAATTCAGGCACCTCTGGCTCGCTTACCAAGTTACTATCCGGAACGACTGTGCTGAGCAAAGCGCGCGCGGTGGACAGCATTGTGATGATCCAGTTGGTTGTGGATACCACATTCGCCGCCGGCGATGGCGCAGCGCCCAGTTTTGTAATTGGCCAGACAGGTACGACAAACAAATTTCTGGCATCCAAGAGCACAGGTACCGCTGGTGATCTGGTGACAGTTTCCGGCGTACTGACGGCAGGGGCACAGCTGATCGTGACGCAGGTAGCGGCTACAGGTACTACCAGTGCCGGTGCAGTCACTGTCAATGCGATTGTAGTTTAATGGCACAAGTACCCGACAATATTCTCGAAGCACTGGCGCGCATCGGTTATGCCGAAAAGCCCCTGATGAACTGGCTCACCGAGAGATTGAAGGACATGCAGGATAGAATGATGTTTCAAACGGATGAAGTTCAGTTGCGTATTTTGCAGGGGCGTGCGCAAGAACTGGCGGAAATCCTTGAGTTGGTAAAGAAGTCCCCTGAAATATGTAGAAAAGCGTGAAAGTAACATCGGCTCCAAGCTGAAAAGTTATGAGTAATGGCATCGAAAAGGAGAATCAAAATGGCACAGAACCACAAAAGAGCAGGTGAAGAAGCAGACCGTTTGATCGCAGAGCAGGCGAGGTTAAAAGCTGAGGCAGAAGGACAGGTGGAAACGCCTCCCCAGCAAGAGCAGCAAGACCCGCCATCTGAGACTGCGGATGTTATCCCTGATGCTGTGGTAGAAGATGCTGTTATTCAACACGATGTCAGCGTTCAGAATACGACCGCGCCAATCGTGAGCGACCCGCAGTTGGAGTTGCTGAGAAAGGAAGTGGAAACTGCAAACCAGAGATGGAAGGTACTGCAGGGGATGATCGACAAGAAAGAATCCGAGAACGAGAACATGCGCGCGCTGTTGGCGCAAATGAGTCAAAAGGCTGAAAAGCCCGCAGACGTACCTACTCGGATGGTTACACAGGATGACGAGGAAGTGTTTGGCGCTGAGCACATTGACCTGGCACGCCGCATCGCCGGGGAAGTGTTTGAACAGAAAATCACCGCACTCAACGACAAGATTACACGGCTGGAGAACTCCATCACCGGTGTCGGAGAGATAGTGGCCAAGACCGCAGCTGAGACGTTTGACGAGGCGCTGGAGCGCAGAGTGCCAGATTGGAGAATCACGAATGTCGACCCCGCCTTTATGGCGTGGCTGAGCGAGGAAGAAGGGATGTCTGGACGCACGCGTCTTGATCTCCTGAACGCCGCGTATAGTTCGTCTGATCTGGTGCGCACTGCGAAGTTCTTCACTGCATTCCGAGAACTCAACGCAAAGCCGGGTACACCGGCCCCCAAAGTCGATAATGTGACCAAGTTGATCTCCCCTGGAAAGTCCCGGAGCGCAGCTACTCCAGCACCAGCACCAGCCAATGCAGACATCTGGACGAAAGCAGACATTGCCCGACTCTATGACGACAAACGAAATGGTCGAATCACGCAGGCGCAGTTCGATGACTATGAGCGCGATTTGTTCGCGGCACAACATGAAGGCCGCTTGGCAGCATAACTTTTCAACTTAAACAAGGAGCATTAAAATGGCATATCCTATTGCAGCCGGTAGCGTGGTTAGCCCCGCTTATTCCGGTACGTTTATCCCCCAGATATGGTCGAGCAAGCTGATTAAGTAATCGGTCAGCGTAATATCGGGTCTTGAAAACGGGAATGGTGAATAGCCTAACCCGATCCAAGCGAAAAGTCTTCTTACCTTCGTCATTGCGACGAGCATAGAGGAAAAAGAAATGAATAGTGAAAAGTACCTTGCGGGGTTCGTAGATGCTGATGGGCACTTTGGTGTCAGGTACAGAGTCGGCGCAACCCCGGATTTAATCTTTGTTCTTTCACAGCGTATAGACCGAATTTATGTCGTACAAGACATACAGGAAATGTTCGGCACTGGCGCAGCACTTCGAGTAACTGGAAGCTACGCAACCATATCGTTGCGTTGTGGCCCGGCAGTGCAGGTGATGGAGCGCTTAGCCAAGTATATGGTGATGCGGCGGAGATACGTGGAGTGGTTACTGGTGTCACGAAAATTGTGGCCGGTGATGCGCGATAACGACGGCATAGCCAAAGTGAAGGCTGAAGTTAAATCAGCAAGGAGATGGTGTGCGACAGACGCCGAGCTACCGAACTATCCAACAAGGAAATGGATGGCTGGGTATATTGACGCAGACGGGTCGTTTACAGGAAACACCAATGAAGGAGCTTTCTATCCGAAGTTGAGTTTTGTAACCGAACCATTTGACACTGAGGCGGTGCGACTTTTGCATAAGGCTTTTGGTGGTGCGGTCAACATCATGAAAGACGGAAACGTCTCATACAACTTGGCGCTGGGAGACCCCAGCAAAGTGATAAAAGTGATGGAGTTTTGTGCCGATCACCTAGTCGCAAAAAAAGCTGTAGCATACTTTTTACTGGGCTGTGCAAGGATGGGTAACTTCCGAGACGGAGACACCATCAAGCAGATAGTTAAACAGCTAAATTCGCAGGAGCAGAGACTAAGTGACCCGACATCAGAGGCAGCAAGATTGGTATCAACAGTGAATTTTGGCATTCCGAAGCGTCCGCAAGGGCGTCCTGTGGGGGTCAAAGAGTTGAGACCAAGGGCTCCGAAGATGAAGCGATAGTCCGACGGCGTTTGCCGGTGGCGAAAAATTTTACGATGCAACAGTTTTGGCAGCAATCAGCAACACGAACTATCAAGGTGAAATTTCCGGACAAGGCGACCTGGTCAAGATTCGCACGGTGCCTGATCTGGTCATCAGCGATTACTCGTCTGGCCAAACTTTGGTCAATCAACGCCCTACTAGCTCTGTTATCGAGCTGTTGATCGACAAGGGCAAGAGCTGGTCGGCAATTGTTGACGACGTGATCGCAGTACAGACCGACATCGACATGATGAACCTGTGGTCTACCGACGCGTCTGAGAAGATGAAGATCGCAATCGACCGCGATGTTCTGGGCGTACTCGGTCCCCTGGTCGCTGCCGCAAACCGTGGTGCAACTGCTGGGCGCATTTCTGCGAACATCAACCTCGGCGTGGCCGGTACTCCGGTGGCGTTGACCAAGGTGAACATCATCGACTTCCTGGTTGATGCGAACGAGGTGTTGCAGCAACAGAACATCCCTGAGTCGGGCCGCTTCGCAGTATTGCCGTTCTGGGCCATCTCGCTTCTCAAGAAATCTGATCTGAAGGATGCCTCGATGTCTGGTGACGGCGTGTCGGTGATGCGTAATGGTCGCGCGGGTATGATTGATGGTTTGACGCTGTACTCCAGCAACAACCTGCCGAACGTAACTGACAGTGGTGGTCAGACCGGATGTTCCAACATCTACGTCGGGCACAAGAACGCACTGACCTTTGCATCGCAGTTGGTGAAGACCGAGACTCTGCGTGCAGAGTCCACCTTTGGCGACATCATGCGCGGCTTGCAGATATTCGGGTACAAGATGATTGACCCGACCGCCATGGCTTATGGCTACGTGTACAAGGGCTAAAAACTGACGGGGGGCAGGTTCCCCCCGATGATTGAAATAAGGAGAACTAAAATGGCAACAGCCTTTACTACTTACACCGATGGCGAGGTAGTCGCCAAAGCATCCGGCGGCAATTATGCCGGCGCGCCAGTCCGTACTGTCCTGACCGGGTATTACGACTCAACCCGCCGCAACATGACCGTTGACGGCGACACGATGGAAGTCGTGAATATTCCAGCGGGCACTCTGATTGAGAGCGTCATTCTGGAAGTCATCACGGCAGAAACTTCGGCGACCCCAACCATTGACGTTGGTGACGGCACTGATCCTAATGGATGGGTTGCTGCCGCGTCTTCGGCAACTATTGCCAAACTTCTGGGGGCTGGTGCCTATGTGGTTGCTGGCGGCAAGTTCTACGCCACTGCGGATACGTTGGACATCGCGATGCCTACCGGCGATGATGCCACCACTCTGGTGTGCAAAATCCACGTCATCTGTACGATTGTGTAGTAAACTTCAGGGGGCGGGCAACCGTCCCCAACCAATTCTTTAGGAGGCAGTGATGGCGCAGATGCTCAGACACAAAGTCACAGGCGAACTGTTCGTATACACCGAACTTCTGTCAAGGCTCTCCGAGCTGGAATTCGTTGTCGAGGACCCTGTTGCGGCAGTGATTGCCGAGATACAGGCCAAGATTAAGGCGAGCGAACCAACTGATATGGAAATACCTGTGTTTGCCCCAGGTACTCCGGCAGAGGAAGTTGCAATGAAATCTACTCCAGGCTATATGTCCAACAAAGACAAGGGCCGCAAGGCTAAATAACCCATGACCGGCGCTGAGCTTCTTGCATACACGCGCACAGACGTTCTTCGGGACGCCGCGACACCGTATCTGTGGTCGGACGCGCTGATTTACCGCAGACTCTCGGAAGCGCAGGAGATTCACGCGCGGCGCACATATTCAATCATTGACGAGACGACAACGCTGACAACAGAGATTGGCACTTCTGTATATGCCAACGAGGACACAACTTTATTTATCTTATCTGCCACGCTGTCTACAAGCTCCGCAGACCTTAGCAACTACACCCGCAAGGCGATCCCGTCACATTTGCTGACCAACACAGGAGAACCTCGGATATACACGCTGGACGAGGCTACGAATAAAATTCGTCTGTACCCAGTACCTGACGCGGAGTACACCATCAATCTGCGTATCGCCAGACTTCCACTAACCTCGATAACTTCTTCTACTACGCCGGAGATTCAAGCGCGGTATCATCTTGATCTGGCCGAGTACGTTGCGTGGCGGTGTCTCCAGGACAACGATGTTGACGGACAGGCAAACAAAGCTGCGGAGCGTCACCGGGTCGACTGGGAGCAGCGTGTATCTGACGCCAAGCGCGAGCTGTACCGGATGCAGTTAGGCAATAATCCACGAGCCACGTCCAGTTGGACAGGCAAGAGGAACTGACCGTGGCGGCTGCACAGTCTTATATTGATCCAACCAAGCTGAATACTTTCGGGGGGCTGAATAACGTCGCCGACCCGATGCGCGCTGGATGGGAATTCCAATCAGTGGCGGATAACGTCAACGGCACTGACTCTAACGGCATGGAACTGCGCGAAGGGTATCAGGCGTTCCTATCCACAACGAACGTCACGGGATCGTACTCCACGACAGACTACTCGCGGATGTTCATCGTCGATAATGGAAGTTTGAAGCGAGTTCATGCTGACGGCACGGCGCTGACGCTGTACTCAGGACTATCCGGCACGCCTCACTGGACCGAGATGAACGACGTAGTGTACCTGTCCTGCGGAACGGCGAAGCTGCAGATTGAACTGGACAACGAAGTGCGTGAGTGGGGTGTGCCTATACCGGCAGATCCGGCGGTCACGGCGACGACCGGCAACCTGTTCGGAGGGTTGTACCAGGTGTGTTTAACCTATACGGACAGCCACGGACGCGAAGGCGGCCCCAGTGTTCCGATCGAAATTACTCTCCTTGACGCATCTGGCATCACAGTGTCAAGTATTCCACAAGTAGCCGGCTATATCTCGAACCTGTACGTGACTGATATGGACGGCACGGTGTTCTACCGCGCTGATATGCCGACAGGCGTTACAGCGCACACACTGACATGGCCGGCATCCGGTCGCGAGCTTACCCTCGGGGGAGTCGATCCACCTCCAGTAAACGGTGAATATCTTGCGGTGTTCAGATCGAGCATCTATATGTCCGAGTACATGCCCGCTGCAGACCAGACAATAGTGTGGTTCAGCCTGCCGCTTGGGTACCATCTGTTCAACATGAGCGCGGATTATTTCCTCGTGCCTGGGGAAGTGACACAGCTACATGGATCGGAGACTGCTCTCGTCGTTACCACACAGACACGCGTCTATTTGTACGATGGTGCGAAATTAGCTCAGGCGGCTGAATACGGAACTGTTTCAGGTCAGCACGCTGACCTTGGCGCTGACGGGAGGATTTATTTCTGGACTAAGCGAGGGTTGTGCCGCGCAGCGCCGTTTGAGAACCTCACCGAGGCAAGAATTTCAATTGCGCCGGGGGGGCAGGCTGGTGGTACAATTATGGAGCGCAATGGGTATCGGAAGTATGTGGCGGTAATTCGATCTGGCGGAGACGCCTTCAACAACAGGTAAAGGAGAAAATCATGGCTGTTCGTATATCAACAGGAATGCGTAATAAATTGCTGGATGGGGGGGCTGCTGGAGGCATTAAAGGGTATTTTTCGGGGGTTGCAAACGCGATGATCCAGATTCGTACAGGTCCGCAGCCATTAACAGCCGATACTGCCGCTACAGGTACTCTGCTGGGCACCGTAACGGTCAACGCAGACGGAGTTACGGGATTGACATTCGACGCAGCGGTGGATGGCGTGATTTCAAAAGCTGCTGCCGAAGTGTGGAAGTTTACAGGTGTCGCAGCAGGTACATCAGGCTGGTTCAGGGTATACCCGGAGAATGGCGATCCGGCGATTCTCTCCACTACTGAGGGTCGTATTGACGGTAATATCGCTACCAGTGGCGGGGATATGAACTTGAGCAGCATCAGTGTAGCTGTCAGTTCGCCACATACAATCGATACATTTACGTTTACCATGCCGGCTGCGTAATTGAGGGGTGTGTGTCACTCTTTATACACAAGACGATCCTGGGAGACACGGCGAAGTGTGCTGTTTATCTCCCATTCGCGCTGAGCAAAGTCCGGTATCTGTACCAGATCAAATCTGTTCAGACACAATCTTTCGAGATCGACGGAATCAAGATCAGATGTCACGTTGTCGGAGATCAGGGGTTTGTCAGACTGGACGGCGGATGTTTTGCTGATATAGAGGCTGGGGCGCTCGAACTAGGCTCGACATCATGTACATACATCGAGAGTGTCAAAAGTTGCGCGGTATATAAAGACGGTGTGGCAAGCCTCGGCGAAATTGCCGGAGTGTCGGTGACTCCGCTGCCAGTTGACGATCCTGCACATTCAGAAAACCCGCAGTACACATCGAAAGTTTTCAGGCTCAAAGAACCAGCAACGCCACTTCCTATAATGCCTGTGCCGAAGTTGGAGGATTACTGGACACCGATGGGGA